AAACCAAGGATAGAGCTTACGGAGCACAGGAATATCGTAGCCAATGATGTTGTGACCAATAAGGCAACAGGCATCCTCAAGTAGTTGGACACCTTTCGTGATAGGTTGTTCACTACCTTCATCATTGTAGACGAGAGTTTGTTTAGAGTCGAGATCATAGATACCAATACAGTGAACCTTGGTGCAATCATCGTATAGGCCGTCAGTCTCTAAGTCAAAAATCAGGTTCAATCGGGCAGTGCCTCCAGTGCGCGGCGGGGGAGAGGTCAGACATGATTAGTGTGGAGGTGACTAATGGGCTTGAGACTTGAATGCCTTGGTGCAATCCTTCTCTGTAATACCAAGGGCATCAAAAAACTCGCGCAGCCTGAGGCTATGGCTTTCGATGACGACAAACGAGTCGTACCACCCGCCAAAGCTAAGACGCTGGGCAGAAGGTGTCCAAGTAATGTCGATACCGCTGTGGCCCCACTCGTCAGTGAGATCAATTTGTGCGGCGGGACTTAATCCAGGCATGGTTCCTCCACAATTTTGTTTTGACACACAGGACAACCCACGAAGGGACGCCAAGCGCTTCCGCACCACATCACCTTGGACTCATCAACAGTTCCGTCTTCTCGCTTGCATTTATCGGGGTCAGGAAAAATGAGCTTGTCAATGTCAAGCAAAACACCGCAACTATCACAGCTTTGAAGTTTCATAATTGATTTTCCCGAGCGGCGGGGTGATGGGATGTTGTTGTGTCATGGGTGATTAGTGAAGGTGACTACTAGGGCTTGACAACAAACCGAACAGTCTCAACCTGTTCAATCGCTGCCATCGCTGCATCCACTTGAGACCGCACCTCCCTAAGGCAGTGCTCTGTCCATTGGCGGCTACTCAAAATTGCATCAATAGCGGCCATGCGTCTAGAAAGAACGCTATAAGCCAATGCAAAATCAGTTGGTATCACTTCGATTGATCCTATGGAGGCGGAATCCATTTGAGTAATGTTCAAGGTGTTAGTGGAAGCGACTACTCGTTGTCGGGGAGTTGTTCAAGTGCGCGGCGAATGGTGTCTGCACCAAGTTGAGTAGAGCTGTTATTAAGAATGTGAGCTAACGCCTCTAGCGCCTGCTCCTTCAAACTCGGCGGCTTGTGGCGGCGGCTGGCGCGGAGTTCCCTGCTCTTGATTCCCGACCACTTCCAATCCACCCACTCACAGCACGCCTCCAGCTCCTGGTCAGCGCCCCATTGGGCAATAAGGAAAGCAACCGTATTCCAATCGGCAGGCAAATGTGCCCACTGCTCTACCAACTCCGGCGGTGGGATGATGGGATGTTGTTGTTGTGTCACTTACCAGTCCACTTGTAGGTCTTATCAACGAACTGTGCTCGTTTGATAGCTTCAGTGGTAGGTGGGTTAGGTCGCTTCAAATAGGCGTATGGATCGTTATTCGCATCGATGTAGAGAGGGTAACCATCGGCAGCCATGCGACGGTAGCTAACCTCACCAGTAGAGAACTGAAGGACTCGGCTGTATTCAGTCATTTCGGCTCGACGTTGTTGTGATTTATTGGGATCCTTCCATACAGGTGTCATAGGCAGGCGCCCACGAAGATTGTATGGGTCAAAAGTCCGTTGTTGGGTCGAAGTCATTAGCTTCAGTCTCAGTGAATTTACAAGTATCGAGGTCATAGGTTAGCTGACAAGCTACACCTACTTCCCCACTATAACGGTTTTTGAGGACTCGCACAGTCGTAGAAGAGCCTCCTCTATCCGCTTGCTGGTTCCGTTCAAGCGCAATAACTCCATCTGACAATTGAGCAATAGCTGCCGAACCTCGAAGCTGTCCAAGGGTGACTCGGGCACCTTCTTCGTGGTTTGTGTCATTGGATGTACGCCTAAGGTGGGAGACAAGGAACATAGCAATACCAGTGCGCTCTACAAGAGAACGTAGCTTGGTCATAGTAACATCAATCATCCGCCTCTCATCACCCTCCAATCCAGACATCAAGATCGATAGGTGATCAAGAAAGATGACCTTAGTATCTAGCCCGCAAGCAAGATATTCAATTCGGTTGTAGATAATATCTGGGTCGAAAGAACCGAAGCCATCAAAAAGAAACAGGTTCCACTTAGCAAGACTGTGATTATAAGCTTCGGTGAGGGCAGCTCTGTCATGATCTCCAATGTGTAGTGATTTACCAACAGCAGCGGACATTAGTCCGAGAGCCGTTCTACGGTTGCTTTCTTCAAGAGCCAAGTACCCAACTCGTTCTCCTTTGGTGAGTAGGTGAGTTGCAAGCTCACGACAGAAGGAGCTTTTGCCAATTCCACTACCTGCAGTAATTGTGAGCAGCTCTCCAAACCGGATGCCGTGTAGTTTTGATTGGAGTCCTGTGAAGGGGTAGTCATGATCTGATGGTGGTGTTGGTGTTGTTACTAAATCTAGAAGGGATTTACCGTCTACGATCCCATCTGGACGGTAAGGTTTCGCGTCCCAAATCGCTCGACGAATTGCTTCAGTGTCATTGACTTGAAGTGCGTCTGACGCATCCTTGTATTCCTCAAGTCTTGCGATCTTTGTCTTGCCAGGTGGTAAGACGCCTGCTGCGTCCTCCGCTGCCTTACGGCCTGCCTCGTCATTATCGAAGAACAGGACAATCTCCTCATAACCCTGGAGCCATTGGAGAGCCCGTTGAACCGACTTCCTGGCCGCAGCGGCACCGCTAGGTAGAGATACCATCGGCCACCCCGGCATAGCTTCACTACATGAAGCCGCATCGAGTTCCCCTTCTGTAATGACGACTCGTTTTCCAGTGGCGGGAAACAAATGTTGTCCAAAGAGTGTTCCAGGTGTTTCTCCTTCATAAGTGAATAGCTTACTCTTTGTCTTTACCTTGCAGCCTTTAACGACTCCAGCATCGTCGAAATAATAGAAGCGTAGAACGTCTCCGTCTTTGTAGATTCGGTATTGTTGACAAACCTTTTCTGAGATGTTCCGTTTTTGCAGCCGCTCGGCTGAACCTCGGAGTTGGACATTGGTGGACATTTTATGAGTGTGAACATCGCCATCACCTTTGGTGTAGGCGTTACATGAGAAACAAAAAGTGTGGCCATCTGTGTACAGGCTAGCTGCATCAGATGACCCACAATTATCACACGGTAAGTGCCTGACGAACTCGCTTTCGGAGTTCTGCATATTCTCGTGCTTGCTCATCGTGGTACTCGAACCATGAGTCTAGTGCTTGATAGAAACCTTGAATGAGATTCTCTGTGGTTGCTGGGTTTTTGCTATCAACATCAGCAAGGTAGTCACTGAAGCCATCAGCATAATACTCAACAGAACCGTATTGTGTGGGGCGCATTACTTTTGGTGGTAAGTTTGGATCAGTTGTTCGTAAGCATCGAGTTCATCCTCGAATGCTTCGATGATATCATTAGGTGAGCTGGTGCTATCAAATGCATCAATCAGCGCAGCAACAACCTGCCTGATCTTATTTATGTCAGCCATGAAATAGGAATCGAGTGGAAGGAACAGTATTGGAAGCCATGCTTCTCACACCATTTAGCATAGGTGGTCTTTGATCCCTTGTAGATCTTGTTGTGGGGTGACTGAAACACGAAACGAATATCAAGGTCAGGATGTGCTGCCTTGACTGCCTTCATCTTACGCCTATCCTCCTCCGTTAGTTGACCCTTGGTCTCTAGATAGATACCGTTAGGCAGGAGGAAGTCTGGCGTGTAGTTGCATTGCAGTACGTAAGGTACCTTGGTTGATTCGTATTCGTATTTGACACCCAGGTTGGTGAGAAGATCAGCGACCTTCTCTTCAAGTCCTGAGCGAAAGGCCATCAGAAGTCATCTTCCTCGATGACATCATCACTAGCCTCATCAGTCATAGTAGCAGGTACCGAGCTAGCTTTGAAGCCAGCGGTCTGACCGAACAGTGCAGCTACCTCAGTCTCACCAAGGTCACCACGATCAATACCAGCACCACCACCAAGCTCGACAACCTGGACACCAACAAGCTTAAGACTAGTGCCATAGGTGACACCATCCTTGAGAATGTAGGGCTTCTGTCGGAAGGCAAGCTTGACCTTACTGCCACTGTAGACGGGAAGGTCAGTGTTAGTGATCGGTGTACCCTCACTGTCTACAACAGGTGGGCGGTTCTCTTCATTCCAGGAGAACTTAGTCTTATAGGAACCTTCAGTAACCTCTTCCCAGGGTTCAGGCTTGAGGACACTACGCTTAGGGTTCTTCAGTTTGGACTCTGCCCACTTGAGTGTTTCTTTACGGTCCTCCTCAAGTGTTGCAATAAGCTGGGAGTCCAGGAGTGCAGACAGTGAGTAACCAAACTTAGATGGTTTCAGTACAGCTTGATAACCTTCAAGGATAACAGGCTGTTGAGTAACGTGGATGGATTGGGTCATTAACAAAAGAAGTAAGTGGATTCGATCACGGTCTCTGGTTCTAGATCACCAATGATCGGTGGGTCAGTCTCTGCACCAATGTGTTGTGCAA